CGTCGTGATGCAGTTCGCTGCTTGAGCGGCAGCCCAACGACACCAGGGCGCCCGGGCCGCACATTCCCTCCGTCGCCCACGCCTGAACGTGGCTAGCGGCCGCGAACCTGGCGAACACCGCCGGGTCAAGAGCATCCGCGACGGGATACGGGTGCGCGGAAAACGCCTCAGCGCCCGGCAGTCCATCCCGGACCGCGGCCTCCAGGAAACCTAGACCCCACGGGCTGATCTCGCCAGCCACCCGGATAGCCCGGGAAGCAACCTGGACAAGGATCGGCTCGAGCGCCCGCCACGTCAGACTGTACTGCTGAGCAGTTTCAGCCACGGCATTAGCGAGCTCCTGCTCATTACCGATCGAAACAGCCCACACGTACGGCGCGTACAAGCCGACGATCTGACCGAACCATGCTCGATCCTGCGTGATGCTCCAGAGATTGTTGTACTGGACCACCAGAGCGACCCGGTACCCGGCCTGGTGCGCAGCCTGGGCACACTGCAGCCACCGAGCCGGATCGTCGGTGTAGCCCTCGACGATCCGGACGACGCTAGCGCCCTGCAGCGGCAGGCTCGTGCAGCCGAGCGATCCAACGTCGCCCATCCCGAGCATCGTCGGGCCTGACGTCACGATCGCCTCGGTCGCCTTGGGTGCCTTGACGGCCGGGAAGCGGATCATCGCGATCCGCTCGTGATGGCGATGATGGTGGTGCCGGTGGGGTGCTGCTTGGGCTGCTGCGGGTGCTGCGAGCGCTGAGACTGCTACGAGCGCGCATAACGCGATACGGTGGACCTGCACGGAAGATATCCCTTCGGTGCCATGACCCCGGCCGCTACAACGGTGCGGGGTCGCTTTAGATTACGGTCCCTACAACTAGCACAACCAGCGCGGTTACGCAACAATCGGCGGCGTCAAATGCGCCATCGGCACCGGCGGGTCAGCCACCGCTACGGGAGTGGGCGCGAGAGGCGCAGGAGCCGGAGCCGCAGGCTGAGGGAGCTTCGCTACGAGCTCGTCGAACTTCGCTTGCATCGCCCGCTGAGCCTGAGCCAGCATGTCCTCGAGCATCGGCTTCGCAGCCGGATCAGCCGTCTCGACAGCCGCGAGGACCGGAGCGGCGTCCGCTGTGACAGCGCCAACGACCTGAAGGACCTTCGACTTGGTCTCAACATCATGAATCAGCTTCACCATCACCGCAGCGCCGGCTGTCGCGCCGGCCACACCGAATGCGTTGATCCCGGACTGGTCCAGGTGGATGCCGTACTTCGCTGCGGCAGCGGTCAGCCACGCAGCGCCGGCGGCGATGAACGGGGCAGCGATACCGAGCAGCAGCTTGGTGGGGTTCAGACTCATGATGGTTGGTTCTCCTTCGATTCGTGATGACGTAAATGGATCTCCCCCAGCGACAGCCGATGGCTCGGAAGATCGGGATGGTGCTTGCGGCACAGCTTGTGCTGGCCGTCAGCGGTCTTGTGCGGCCCTCGACGCCAGCACCGGGGCGCGTCGCAGTTGATGTGCCGGTACGCGCCGATGACTAGGCCGATGACTGTGATCTCACCGAAGTTCGCGCCTGCGCCACTCCATAGCTGATAGCCGTTGTGGTTCTGAACATGCAGGACGTACGTCGAGAAGGCGTCTGAAATCCAGTGCATCATCAGCCGATCATCCTTGCCAGCCACGCCAGATCCATCCGCTTACGAGACCGGTTGAGATCCTGCTGGAGCTCGCCGATCATCTCAACGCTCACGTCCGGGTGATGCAACGCAGCCCGTAGGTGCTCGAGCTGTGCTTGGTACGCCTCCGTCGTTTCAGCGATCGCGCTGTTCACCGACGCCACAGCCATTGCGTCATAGGCAACAGGGATCAGATGTCGGCGAGCTCGCAACGTGAGCGCATCACCCAACGGCCGGACAACCAACACCACGACAGCCGCACCGAACAGCGTCAAGCAGCTACCCGCCAAGCCTCCAGCCACGCGTCTCATGCCGCCTCGTCAAGCGTGTCAGGACAAGCCGGGGCCAGCTCGAGCACCCATGACGTCGCTACGGACTCCGCGCTGATCCACGTCACATCGCCAGCGTCAGGGCTCGTCACGAACAGCCCTGGCTGGACCAGGCCAGCCAGCCGGCCGTAGTTGACGCTCGACTCGGCCTCCATGCCGACGACCTGGTAGACGTGTGAGCCCAACTGGATTTTCGCGCCGGTCTGGCAGCGAGGATCACTCGGCACAAGGATCATCGGTCCTCCAAGGTGTGCTCGCGCACCCACTGCTTGTACGGGTGGTTGAGATGGGCGCAACCGGGGTTCATGTTTGTGCAGCCCTTCGGCTTCCCGCAGCAGCTATAGCCATGCTCGCTGAGGCCCTTGCCGAACCCGAAGTCCACGTCGACGCGTGTCGAGAAGCTGTCGTTCTGCTCGGCGGTCATCGCTGCCACCACCTCTTTCGCCTAGCCGGCGCTAGCCCCGAAGCGAACCGCACCAGCCTGTCGCTCGTCCAACCGCACCAGACGCAATACAAGACCGGATCGTCGTGCTCGTCAGCATGAAAACAGTCGCTCATGCCGCCTCTTCAGCGGTCGCTGCCCCGTCGAGGGCTGCGAGCTGATCGGCCTCGTGCTTCTTGTAGAACCGCTCAAAGTCGAGATGGTTCTTCAAGCTCAACGCCAGATCAGCATCCATCGCCGCGACGTTGGTGACCCGGTCAGTCCGTTCGAGGCACTCCGGGCAAATGCTGTACTTCGAGGAGTCAGGCCAGTCATGCCCGCACGTGGAGCACCGGAGGCAACCGTTCATGGCTTCGCCCTCCAGTGACCACCGTCCTTACCGACCGCGAGCTGCAAAGCAACATCCAGGTACCGCTCCGGGCCCGTGAAATGGACGCCCAGTCCCGGGAGGCCACGGATCGATTCGACCTTCCCAGTGCCGACGTTGACGCTCCCCTCGAAATGCGCTGTCCCGTGCGGCACGTCGGGCTTCGGGAGCGTGCCCTGAAAGAACGTGCCGAGCGCGACATTGCGATCCACGAGACCAGTCGCGTACTGCTTGCAATCAAAGCCGCCGGGGACCTTGTTGACTCCGTCGTAGTGCGCGACCCACCGTTTGATCCGGTGGCCGTACTTCGCCAGCACGGCCTGCAGGCCGCTCTGCCACGTGCTGAGGTTCGCGTACACGCAGATCAACTCCACGTTCAGCCGAACCTGCTCAGCGACCCACGCTTCGGCCTGCGCCGGCGTGAGATCACCCTTCTCGCAGTCACACGCGAAAACGAGATGCCCAGTGAGGCCACGGACGGTGATGGCGTACAACTTCGCGTCCCGGCAATGATCCGCGACCGGGACGCGGTTGGCGAACATCCCGTCGGCGTAGTAGACGGCGTTCTTTTGCTTCGGGTCGAGGTTCCCGGCGGTGACGGCGTCCTCGAAATAGAGGGTGCTCATCAGATCTTGACCGCACCGAAGATCGCGAGGATTGCGATCACGATGATGGCGATCAGCACGAGCCAGCAGAGCAGGTTGAACGGGCTTTGATTCAGATTCATGGGGACTCCTTACTTGGGGATTCAGGCGACGAGAGCGCTGAGCGCCATCGTCAACACGCACACCACGACAAGCACCGCGAACGTCAACCGGTAACCACGGAACCGACCGATCAACACCCCACCAGCAGCAACAATCAATCCGCACGCTATGAGCTGGGCTGCGCCGTAACCCGCAACAAACGGGACCGCCGGAGCGAGACTCCCAGCCAATGTTGCGGACCCCATCACTCCGGCGCGGCGAAGGCTACGGTTCGTGTCTGACAAGTACTCCCCGGCGCCCATCCCAACGGTCGCAGCGACTGCAAGCCCAAGCGCGGCAGCGAGAATGCGCGAACCGTCGTGGGTGCCGGCGATCACAAGACCCGTGACGACACCGAGCGCTGACGTGATCCCGTCAAACGAACCGAAGATCGCCTGCTTGAGATCGTCCTGCTCAGCCATGGAGGATCAGCGTCACGGCGATGGCGGCTGCCGCGAGGATCGCCGAGCTCATGATGGCTGCGATCATCAGGCAGGCGACGATGATTGCCTGACGGCTCTCACGTGAGTCGCGCGACACGTCGCGGCCCTCGGTCGTCTGCGCCTTTCCACCGGCGGTCTCGTACTGGACGCGGCGCAGCTCGCTCACGTCCTTGAGAATCGGCTCGAGCGCGCTGCGAAGCTGGTCAGCGACCTGGACTCGGGCGACCTCGTTCTGGGTCCGCAGCGCCTCAGCCGACGCAGTCACCGTGGTTGCGAGGGTTGTGGCCTGGTTTGCCACGACCTGCGCGGCACGCTCCGCAGTCCCTACGTCGACGGCACGGATGGCATCGATACGTTTGCTCTCCGCCTCGCGTAGCTCGCTGTCGTACTGAGCACGCAGGGCCACGATCTCGCGGACGTGGGCATTCTCGGCCTTGCGCAAGTCATCTTGGCGCCGGCTGTCAGCCGCAACGAGGGATAGAACGTTCACTGACGGGTCCGTCGCCGTCCTTCCGGCGCTGTCTGTCGCGGGGCCCGGCGGCTGCTGTAGTTCTCCATTGGTCACGGGTTATTCCCCTCCCTGGGCTGGAGCTTCTTCCGTGGCGATCTGCACCGGAGCATCCGGAAGCTGCAACACACCACGAGCCACGAGAGACCGAAGGATCTCCTCGGCGTTACGCGACTCGGTGATCTGCGTCGGACGGCCCGTCAAACTCAAAAGCTTGTCCGTATTGGACTGAGCGACCCGCGCGAGGTTCGCGGCGCTACGCGACGGGTCCTCGTCAAGGTTGTCCTCCAAGCGCTCACGAGCCCGCTCGACCGCGAGGCGCTGCACCTCGATCGCCTGCCGGGCAGCGTCGCGCATATCGTTCGCGACGGTCTGCTCCACCTTCGAAGCCCACTGCTCACGCAACTGCTCGAAACGCTCCCAGTGCGTCGTACGCGACCACTGCAACAACGTCGCAGCGCCAGGGATACCGAGGCCAGTGTCGCTGACCGTCGCCAAGTACCGGACCGCACCAGCCGCATTCCCCGCGTACGCAACGAGTGCCGTCAACGCCCGGTCGATCTCTTCCTGCGAGTACGGCGCAGCCGGCCCCGAGTGCGTCGCGGCCACTTACTTTTTACCGCCGCGACGAGCCCGCAGGACGCTCTGGACCGACTGCTTCTGAGCAGCGGCCTGCTGCATCGTCGACGCGCCGTACTTCTGATTCCCTATCGAAGCCGCTAGGCCTCCAGGGCTCTTGACGCCCTGAGACGCCAGCTTCGACGCCAACTGAGCAAACGCAGACATAAGACCACCTCCTTATTTGAGACCACCAAGGAAACTGCGGAAGTTGATACCCGCCGGGGAATTGCCATGAGACGCATCACCGGTCTGGCCCGTCGACTGAGCAAGCGTCTGCGTGCCAGAAGTACCCCACCCAATCTCAATCCCCGTCCCCGCCGGGGCGTACGTACCGATCGGCTGTCCCACCTTCACCGACTGGCCGACCTTGACCGACGGTGCGATCTGCTCAGCGACGTAGTAGTACTTCCCCGCCTGCGGACCGTCGAGCAGCTGAAGCGTGATCTTCGGCTGCCCCTGATACCAACCCTGCTGAATGCCAACGACCTTGCTATTCCCGATCGCTCGGATCGGCGCACCCACCTTCAGGTTCGCGTCGACGCCCATGTCCGTCCGGCCGATCACCGCGCCCGGGATCGGGTTGACATACCCCTGCGCTCCCGGATGAACGTTCACGAGCGACGTGCCGGCGACCTTCTGCAACGCAGCCGTTGCCGTCTGTACCGTCTTGGTTCCCTGAAAGTCCGCGGGGTTCGGCGCTGCCGTCGTCAACAACCCCGGAGCGAGCAGCGAACTCGTGCCACCAAACGGGCTGCTACCACTCTTAGCCAGGAACGAACCAGCGACATACTTAGCGTTCGCCTGATCGAAACCCGCCTGGTTGAATGATGGGACCTGAGACGTCGAACTCGTTGACGCGGACAGCTGCGGTAGCGCCGGCGAGCCCGACGCCGCTATGGCGTTGCCCTTAGCTCCCAACGCCTGCTGGGCGTAGCTGATCCGGTTCCCCAGCATCGGCGTACCAGGACGCTCATAGATGTTCGAGAACATCGTCGCTGCGCTCGCGGCATTCGGCGCTGCCTTGAGCTGCTGCGCCAGCCCCGAGTACGGGCCTTTCAAGTCCTGCGCGAGATACCCCAGTGCTGCCTGAGACGACGTCGCTGGCAGCCCACGCGACTGCGCGTACTTCACAAGGCCGGTGTACCGACCGCCCTGCCACTGCGCCAGGCCACCGCCAGCGCTAGCAGGATTGTCGGAGCTCTCCTGTTGCAAATTTCCGGCGATCCCAGCCGCTCCAACGCGACCAACAATCGGAGCCAGAGTGTTGACGATCTGTCCCGGGGTCAGAGCTGCCATCTTTTGTCCACCTCTCTTGACAGAACGCTCGCGCGGGTGTATGCCTACGCCATGACACGCATTGATGAAGCACTTGACTTCAGCGGCCTCACAGATCGCCGCGATCAACCCAGCCGGGCAGCCTTGGTCGCTCGCAAGCTGCTCTTCACTGTCGAGGCGTTCCTCTATCTCGCCTTCATCGCTGACTGCTTTGTGCTCTTGGCCTCGGTTGGCCGCAGCGCGAGCTACTACCCGGATGGCGGCGTCAGCTTGATCCCGATACTGCTTCTTATTGGCCTGGTTCACAACCTGCGAGCGCGCTAGATGGTGCTCATTCCTACGCGGTGGCTGAAGCTGATCTTCTGGCCGCTATGGCCGGTCGCGCTGGTCTACTGGCTGCGGGCCTCACGACGCGGCACGGAGCCGGACTGGGGAATCTTTGACTTCTGGGTCGGTCGTGCTTGGTGGGCCATGATTGGAATCGCTGTGATGGTTGGCGCGATCTCAGCCGTAGTGCGCTAAGGAACGACCTTCCAAGCAGTGCCAGTCGATCCAGTGCCGGCGGGATTGCTCTGCACCACGCTCCATTTACCGCCTGACGCTGACGCACCAGTCTTCGGGATGCTGTAGGTATTACTCGCCTGTGACGCTGGCGTGGCCCCGTACGCCGGCGCCGCGCTAGAGCCCTGCTCCTTCTCAAAGCTGTAGAACGGGTTCAAGATCCGATCAGCAACGCTCGTCTGGCCCTTCCCTGACTCCGGCTGTGGATTCACGATCGTGCTCGTCCCATACGCGGGCTTGCCGCCTTCCTCCGCCAGCCGCCCGTAACGCAGGAGCGGCAGGAACGACTCGAGCAGGTTCTCCGTTGCGGCGGCAGCCGCCGGGCCGCTCTGTGCCTTCACGTCGCCGTGCGGGCCTTTCAGTGCGCCCTCACCGAACGAGTTGACGCCAGCAAGGTTGTACAACGATCCCTGTGCCTCGGGGAGCAGCGCGCCGAGCATCTGCTGACCACCCAACGCCGCGGTCGTTGACGGATGCGTTGACGGTGGCGTGAAAATCCCGAACGGGCTGATACGCCCCAACTCCTGCATCGCATACGCGTTCAATGGCGCCTGCTTGCCGTCAGCGACATCCTGATTGACCGTCTGCCGCAGCGACGACAGCAACGCCGAGGCAACCGGATGGTGCGCCGGCAGATTCCACAACACATACTTCGCGGCGTTCAGGTACCACGGCAAAAACGGCGCGTAGGACTGGATGGCAGCGCGGACCTTGGGGCTGAACTTGTTGTACTTGCCGAACGTCTCATCAATCTGCCGGCCGAACTTCGCAACCAGCGTCGGGTCGGACTTCAACTTCGACGCAAGCTGATCCAACGTCTTGCCCTGCAGCACGACAGCGTCACGCCACGAGTGGCCGAACTCTTGGGCCTGCTGATGCGCAATCTTCCCCAAGCCCATCAACCTGGCGTTGTGCTCAAGGCTGTACATCGTGTGACCGACCAGGTTCGCATACCGGTTGTGCGCCGCGATCAATAGCCGGGTTGGCGGGAACGCGTGCGCGCCGGCGGACAGCATCCCGGGGTTGGGGTTATGGACAGCGAGGGGGTCCTTGCTGTTGTAGAACGTCGCGTTGACCATTTCCATCAGCGACGCGCGACCCTCCTCAGTTCCCTGGAGCCGCTTCATCAATGCGCGGCCATCCCGGAGATACCGGGGGTCGAGCGCACCGCCGATCAACGCTCGCAGCCCAGCTTCTGAGCCGATCTGCGTCATCCAGTGCGTGCTGTACGGCAGCACCGTACGACGGAATTGCTGCGTGACCTTCCCGATCCCCTTCATCGTCGAGTCCGCCTTGGCGAACTGATCGCCGAACCGCTTCGCTGCCACGCTCGGGATTAGCGTCACGTTCCGGGCTGTTGAGTGCTGGGCATCCTCGATGGCATGAGACATCGCCTGAAGTTCGATCGACGAGACATGATTTAGCTCCATCGGATGCTGCAAGTTCTTGACAAGCCCGAGCACATGCGCCGGCGCTGTTGAGATCGGCGTGAGCTCGGTCGCGTTCGGGATCGGATTCCCGTGATCGTCCACCAGCGCCGAACGAGCGAACTTATTTGCCTCGCTCGCGGTGAACAGGCCCTGACGAATCTGCCCGGCCTCCTGCTTCGCCGATTCGATGGTGCGCTTCCCGGCCTTCGCGTCAGCGAACACCTTCCGGACCATGTCCGCGCGCATCTCAGGCGGCATCTTGATCCCAAGCCGGTTGACCACCCGATCATGCAAGCTTGCCTTCGTGACCGCCTCAGCACGACTCGCGACCTGTCCCGCGAGGCCTTCGAAGGTGTGATCGTACGCGCCGGTCTGGAACGCCCGTCCCGTCATGTGCGTGTTCCCCAGCGAACCGCGCGCCAACTTGTACGTACTGTAGAACCGCGCGGGGCTGACCTTCCCCGGGAAATGCCCGACGTACGCAGGGTCGGGAGTACCGCTGGCCTTGGAGTGCGCGAGGATCTGTTCCGTGGTCAGCGTAGACCCGTCGGGGTTGGTGAACCGCTGGTCGACGTGGTCGAACTTGGCGCCCATGTGCGTCATCGCGTACGGCAACACCGCGCGTCTCGCGGCCTGCGCCGGGTCCAACAACGCATGATTGACCAAGTAGGCGTCCTGAGCTTTGATCGCCGGACGAATCTCAGCAGCGGCCTTGAACGCCTCCGGCAGCTTATCCGGATGCTGCAACGCTGTTGAGAGATCCTTGACCTGCTTGCGGTTCCAGATCTCATGGACGGTCCGTTGACCAGTCTGCGCGACCTTCAGACGGTTGATCTCGTTCGTGATGTCCCCTACCGCCGTCTCCGGCGACCGAACGACGCCCTGCAAGATGTGCGAGACGACGCCCTTGACTTCCTTCGGCGGCGCAGCCTTACGGACAGCGTCGAGCGCTTGGCCGCGTTCCTCACGGCCGGCCATCTGTCGGACAGCGGTCATCTCGTCAGCAACCCGGTTCAGTTTCGCTTCATGCCCGATGTTGAACGCCTGACGCATCACCGGCGGCACGAACTTCGGCGCCGGCTGCGCGACATTGGGGTTGCGGCCACGAGCCTTCATGTAGTTCTCGCGGCTGACCTGCATCGCCTTAGTGATCACATCCGGGCTGTAAGAACGAGCCTCCGTGATCGGAGAAGGCTCGTTCGCGATCGTCCCGACATGCAACGGTGCTCGAGCCGTGCTGGCAGCAACCTGCGCCGCGTCCCCGGCCAGACCAGAACGGGCAACCGCTCCAATTCCGCGACCGATGATCGCCTTCGGGCCCGCGAGCATCAGTAGCGAGTTCAGCGGGTGGGCCATAAATGTCTGGCCGGGATGCTCGGCAAGCTGCACGTACGGGTCCACGAGCGCATGGAACGCGTTGCCCTCATGGCCGGTGACGATGTCCTTTCCGATCCCGTACAGACCCTCGACCGTCCCGCCGGGCAGGTTCCACGCATCGTTCGCAGTGTTCTGCAACACCTTGAAAATGCCCTTCGCGGGTCCGGATGATGCTGCGCCGATCGCCGCGTCAGCAAGAGGCTGCGCCACGCCTGGCGTGATCGCCGCCAACCTCGAACTCCCAGAAGGACCCGAGCTGATCCGCTGCACATAGTTCAGGATCAGCTTGCCCTCGGGCGTCTGATTCTTGAGCGCGCCCTGCACGATCGCCTTCTGCTGAGCCGGGGCCTGATGCTGGAATACATTCAGCACAGCCTTCTGATAGCCCGGCGTCTGCTCGTAGGCCTTCGGAACCGGGGCTTGAGCGATCGCTGTCCCGCGCGGGTTGTTTCCCGTCGCGAGGGTCTGAGCGGCCTTGTCATTGACCGTCGGCCTGGGAGCCGGAGCGATCGCGACGCCGCGGGGGTTCGCGCCCGTCGCCACGTTCGCCGGCGCGCCTCTCGGTATCGCCGCTGGGGACGGACCCTTCGGCGGGGGTGCCGGCGCAGGCCCGCGTGAACCCATGAAGGGCATTTACCCTCCCGGGATCTGCGCGTTAGCGGCCGATGTGGGCGCCGCGGAGTTGTACTGCGGCGCCGAATAGTTCGTGGCTGGCTTTGCGCGTGCGTAGCGAGTGGGATTCTTGATACCCAGCGCCGCGAGAAACGCAAGATCTCCCGACGTTAGACCACTCCCGCCCGAACGCGCGTTGAACGCCGCGTTTAGAACCTGCGTGCCAAGCCGGTTCGGGAAATACGTACGATAGGTCGCCGTTCCGCTGGCAGAAGTGCCGGTCTGTATGCGACCGCCGTTCTGGATGATGTGGTACGCCTGCGTGGGCGGCAGACCATGATTGATGAGGTTCTCGATCTCGCCTGTCACATAATCAATGTGGGAGAAAACAGCGTTCGCCTGCGCGCCCGTCGCAACCTTGCCCGTCTTCGCGGCACGCGCCATCTGCGACACCAGGATGCGGGTCGAGTTGTTCGCTGCATTGTTCGCCGCGCTGGTGTTGGTGGAACGCAGGTTATTGAGGTTCGACTGGGCGATGGCGGCTGCCCTATTGGTCTGAGTCGCTTGATCGTTCTGCGCGACGGTCTGCGCCGAGTAGACCTTCGTGTTCGCGTTCTTCGAGTTCGTGTTCGCGTTCTGAGCGCCAGTAGCCGCAGTCGTCGCTTTGATCCCTAAGCCGCCCTCAGCGATCTGGTTCGCGATCTCCTGCTGACGCAGCTTGCCCAAGTCTGTTGCCGTCAACGCGCCAGTCTGAGCCTGCTCAGCTGCGATCTTCGATACCAACGGCTCGTTCTTCACCGTTCCGGACTGCGCGATGGCCTTGAGCGCTTCCTGGCCCTGGAGTCCGTACGTCCCCAACTGGGATGCTGCCATCTGCTGGTTGTTCGCGCCCTGTACCGCACCGAACCCCTGATACGTCCCAGCCTGCTGAGCAGCCAACCCCTGCTGCCTCGCGATCGAAGCCGCCAAGTCCGACGTTGCGGCGTTCGCGAGGCCACCATCGCCCTGCGGCGCGTACTTCATCAAGCTCGAGAGCGCGCCCTGACCAATCCCCTGAAGCTGACTCTGAGTGCTCGAGCCGATCCCAGACAGCGTCGAGTTCAAACCCGACGCGATATTGCCCGAGTCAGTCACGCCCTGCTGCACCGCCGGCATCAGCTGGTTGTAGAACCCGCCGGTCTGGTTGATCGTGCCCTTCGTCTGGGCGTTGTTCGCAGCGATCTGCTGCTGAAGCTCAGTGATCGGCCCTTTGGTCTGCGCGTTCGCGAGTCCCTGCGCAGCCGACAACAACGACGCTCCAGACAGAGTCGCGTTGGGGTTCAGCAACGGACTCAGCGACGGAGCAGCAGTCTTCGCGGGCTTGGGCGCTGGGACGGTACGAGTGTGCGCCTTGACCGTAATCGTCGTCGGCTTGGCTGCCTTCGGCTTCCCACCAGCAGGAGCCGACTTGGGAGCCGCAGGCCGCGGACCGTACGCCGGCGCAGCCGGTGCCTTCGGCGCGAACGCAGGGGAAGGCACCCCCGGGAATCCCACACCAGGAGCGGCCATTATTTCGCCTTCGCCGAGGTCTGCGTAAACATCGCCGTTCCCTTCTTCTGAACCGGAACCGCCTTCGTCAAAGCCTTCGCCACCGCAGCCCTCGCAGCCGCCACAACCGGCGTTATCGGCGCCGGAGCCAAGGCCTGTCCAGTCGCCGGGTTCGCAGCAGCGAGTTTCGTAGCCCTGGCTACCGCGTCGTCATACTGCCCCAGCTGGTAGGTCCCCAAGCCTTGCTGCAACCCGGCGATCGAACTGTTGATCGCCGCCTGCTTCTGAGAGTTCGCCGTCGTATCGGCAGCCTGCTTGGTCAGATACGTGTTGTTCAGGTTTCCGAGGTTCTGGTCATACACGCTCGAGTACAGAGCGCCAGTGTTGTTCGCGCCCTGCTCGAGCTTGAGCTGGTCGCGGGGCTGCTGGTACGCGAGAGCCGCCAACGCGCTCTGTAGCGCCGTCGTGTCATTCTGGCCCGTTGCGGTCAGCGTGTTGATCTGACCGCCGACCTTGAGCTGGTTGGCTGCGAGATTGCCGAAGTACGTTGAGTCCAATGGGGACGCGGGCGCGGTACCACCACCCGTCGGAGCCGGCGCAGCTTGCGCCGGTGCGCCACCCGGCGATACCGGAAGCTGCGCAGCCACCCCGGGACTAGCCCGAGGGACCGACGGCTTCAACGTCGGGGCCTGCCCGAACGTGATCCCGGCGTTCCCCTTCGGAATCCCAGCCGCCTTCGGGACCGTCGGCGCTTTGATCGACGTGAAAGTCCCGGTGCCCGGCTTAGCGGACGGAGCGGCGAACGAGATAGGCATTCAGTTCCCGCCTTTCATCCGATCGCGATCCAGTTGAAACTGTAGTTATTCGTCCCGGCAGCGAAGTTACCGAACGGCCGGAACGCGGTACACGTAATCGTTCCCGGCGTCCCGCTGTTCGCGAAGCTACCGATAAACCAGTCGCCGCCTGTCGTCGCGCCGGAGATCGGTAGGAACGCACTGACGGTCCGGCCAAGCCCAGTGACGACAGTCAGGCCAATCGCGTTCGTCGCCGAACCATTGAAACTCTGACTACCGACCGCTAGCGCAAGCTTGCCCGAGACCACGAGCTGCAAGACAGTCTCAGCGGTCAGGTTGAGAACATCCAGCGTCTGCAACTGCTCAAAGTCGAGCGTCGCGTCCTCGAAGTCGATGATCGGCAACGCCCGGAATTGCACGTCTAACTCAGCGGGTAGAACGTGTTGTCAAAGCTAACCACGCCGGCTGCGGCGAGGGGGAAGTTTAGGGTAGCGGTCGTCGCAGCAGGGGCGATGCCGATGGACATATCCATCCAGACGCTCGCCTGGTCAGCCGTGCAAGTGGGGTTCACCTGGTAGGCAGGCGCGGGCAGCCCGGTGACAATAGGGCCGTTGGTGGCAATAGTGGAGCCGGAGACGTTCTCCCACTGCCCACGCATGTAGCAACGGTCACCCTCCACGCGATAGGCGACCCCAGGGCCACCGGAGGAGCCGTAGCCGGTGCCGGCTCCCGCCCCGATCCACGCGCCGGCCGCTATCTGAGAGAACTTGATCCCAGCCGTTGAGCTGAGATTATTGGTGTCGAGCGCCCCGTTGATCACGTTCTGAAGGATCGTGAAAGCGTTCTGGATCTTCACGTCCTCGGTCGTGTCGGGCTGGCCAATCACTGGCTGGACGATGCTGATTATTCCCATTAGGTTGTCACCAGATCCTTACGGTCATGCAGAATCATGAGATAGGAAGCCACGTTGTCGGCCGTGGTCGACGTTGCTGAGAACACCATCGAAAACGCGTTAGCAACCCCAAGCGAATACACGCGAGCTCGATGGATCGAACTCGCGCCACCAAACGGCTGCGGACCACCGAACGGCTGCGAACCACCAAAGTTCGTGCCCGCGAGACTGGCAAGCATATTCGGGCTGATGAGCGTTTCGACAGCCGCGAAATCCTTCGCGAGCGAGAAGTCAACCGTCCCCGACCCGTCGATACGCACCTGCTTCAGTCGCTTGCGATAGTACTGCGTCGGGAACAAACGGCGGCGAAAGTAGCTCGGGGACTGCCACGGACCACGCCAATACCACGTGAACGGCGTGCCGTTATCAACCGTAACGCCCTTCACGAAACACTGGTCAACGATCGCGGCGGTTGTCTTCGCTGAGAAGATCCCCGCGGTCGGTCCCGTCGGATGCCAGATCGCGAACTGGTTCGACCCGAACGAATGTCGCCACCAGCTGTTGAGCGACTCGTCCCAGTCCAGGACCGTGTCGTTCGGCGCCGACCCGGCGCCAGCGACACTCAAATAGTAGTGGCCGTTGAAATAGACCGCAGACGCTTTGGAACGCTGCCCATCGACTGCATCGAGCGTTGGCTGGATAACGTCGCTGATCGACGTGATCTTCGTCCCGTTCGTGACATACACGCCACGATCCTCCGAAACGAAATACGTGCCCTCGGCACCGGACGCGACGGAACGGTGCGCGACACACCCGATCGAAGTCGAAACGCGGCGGGTGGCTGCGGTCGCGACGTTCGTGATCAGCCACATCTTCCGTGGCTTGAACACCAGGATATAGGCTCCCAGCACACCGATCGCGGTGATGGCCTCGCCGTCGTCCGGGTCGAAATCCTCAAACCCCGAGCCCGTCAACGACGCCGGGTCCCAGTTCGTCGGATCAGCAATCGCCGACCAGAACACTCGGGAAGGCGTAGCCGTCACGCCGGACACGAACACCTGATTGTTGGCGTAGATGCAGTACTTGCCGTTCGGGACCGCGACGCCACCAGACGCACTTGTCCACGCCACCGTCGCGGTGCCTGCCGTCGCGCCGGACCATTGCTGCGGCGTATCAGTCCCATTCATCCCGAAGACGGGGCCTTGGCTCGAGACGACTGGCGCGGACACGAACTCCCACCGCAGATTGCTCGTCAAGCCCGTCTTGATCGACGCGACCGCGCCGGCAGTCGTGACGCTGACGAGCGTCGTACCGGTCGCTCCCACGAGAGCGTTCGTGGGAGTTGCCTCCGACGCAAACACAGAAGTGAGTGCTGTTGCCGGGGATGCGAACGTGACGAGACCGTTGCGTTTCGTGATCGCGCCAGCAACCGAACCATTGATGTTCGATAGGTCACGACTTGGCAACGGTCCCAACCCCAGATCAAGCAGATACGGAGAGGCCTTGGTATCCAAGCCTAATCCGAAGTTCGTGTAGTAGAGAGGGACGCCCACGAGCTAGAAACCCCAGTCCGTGCCGAAAACCGACCAGCCCCGGTTACCGAGCGCGGGAGTACCGGTCCACATGTCGGCCGCCTGGGTGTTGACATCATCGTCGGGGAACTTCATGTCAGCGGCGAACTCCGCGAGCCACCTGTCATACCTCGCCTGCCACTGCTGAGCTGTCGTTGGGTCGTCGTCCGCTGAATAGCACTCCGCGACCGCCCAGTAGACGAGCATGCTGTGATAGTCGGGAGGGATCGTCGGCACGTCCGTATCGGCCGTCAACGCGAGCGGCATTTTCCAGTACCGGATCTCGAGGGGGTAGATGTTGTCCGGTGCGGGCCACAAGTGGAGGTTCGCGCCGTCCATCGCGTAGTACGCCGGCGCTCCGGTCGTGTTGTAGGACTGGTCGATCTGCCGCAGGCCGCACGCGACCATCTCGACATCCCGGCCGGTGTCGTGCAACGATCGGACCTTGACGAAGTTCGCTGGCAGCGGGTACAGCGACGTGCCGGTGATCGTGGGAAAATCATCGGTTGACTCGTCGATGTAGTAGTTGACGCGCCGGACGACGTTCAAGTAACCATTGTTGATGAACTGGTTCACGCGCGTCTGGGTGTAAAGGCCCGGGTCGAAGCCGCAGGCGTACACCTCGTTACGAATGTCAATTAGCTGCACGGCGGCCCTCCTTCATCTTCGCTCGGCGTGACGCCCGTAGCGCACGGTTCAAGGCTGTCCGGCTGAGATCCTTCGCTCTGTACCTCACGCCCGTGCGCGGGATCAGCCGACCGCAGCTGATACAACCCAATGCCGGGACGAGCGCCGAGTCGTCCGGGACCATCGGCGACCCGCAGCTATTGCACGCCGTCACGGGATCGGCTGATACCCAGGCGACGGGTCCGGGACTATCGGCTGCGCCTGAAGGTAAGCACCCATGTGCGACGTGGAACAGAAATCCAAGCCGTTATAGGCCTGCGTGCCGGTCGTCAGAGCCAGGGTAGCGCTGACGTTCTGGATGCACGGCACGCCGCTCGGGATCACACCCTTGCACTGATCACAAACCCTGTTGGTAGCGGTACTCACTTCGGCCACTCAAAGACGATATGGATTGTCAAGACCACGAACCCCGCGAGCACCAGTACCTTGATCCATCCCGAGACTGCCTCGAGATCCCACGCCGTTGCGGACAGCGAACGCCACGGCACCTGGGCGAGCAGTCCGAGTCCCTCGAAGATCAGGAACAACAGCACCCACGCGCCCCACACAACGAACGACCAGGTCCAGCTGCCGGTCATTTCGGCAGATCCTTCGGAACAAAGGTCCGTCCCTTGTACCGTTCGCCGAGATCCTTCCGCACAGCGTGCGCCGTACGCTCCGCGACATCGCCCATCTTCTCCTTGAACCCGTCGCGGCGGTGAGCATGAGCGTCCAGCGTCGCCCGTTCGAGGTCGGCTGCGTAGTCGTAGTGCCCGCGGCCCATGGGGTCGATCTGTTCGATCCGTTCCACGATCCGGTGATCCAGGCCGGCCCACGTCCCGGATATCGTCTGATGCGCCTGGGCGGTCAGCACCAGGTGCGTTACGCGACCATCCTCGGACTCGTGGTACACAGCCCAGAACGGCGGGTTACCGTTCTCAGCGAACCTGACCCGCAGACCCTTGTCGATCCGCTCGAGATCAGCGGCAACCGTGGACGCGTCGGCGCTGATCTGCACCATCCTGCCGTCCGCTGCCTGACGAATCTGACTGATCCTGGCTGGTTCGACCTTCATCGCTCAGTTTCCGAACGCGATGATCTGCCACGTAACGCCGGACACGTTGACCGCACTGGCGATCTGGACGCCGGCGTTCGTGAAGCACTCCAGGTTCGCGCTACCACCACCCGTAGCAGGGATGACCGCCATGCTTGACGACGTGCAGTTCGAGCCTGTCGACGCCTGAATCTCGGCCTGCGCGGCGAAGATGACGCTGTTGAACCCGAGCTGCTGCGCCGTGATCGCCGATCCGCCCGTAACGTACGACGCCTCGCCGACGACAGTGACGATGGCCATCTTGATATCCCCGACCGCCATCGGGGCTGCCTGCGTGTTGTGCGGGTCGGTATTGACCGGTGCGACAGTTCCAAGCGCCATAAGGCGACCACCTTCCAGGTATCATTCAGAGGAGAAATAAAGCGGCCCCGGCAACGCGTGAACGTTCCGGGGCCCGACACCAGAAGAAAGGACTTCTGATGCAAGACCCACCATACGGCTATTGCTGCTGCGGATGCGGAGAGAAAGCTCCGATCTCGCCCCAGACCGTCCGAAAGCTTGGATACGTCAAGGGCGAGCCGCGGAGCTACGTCCGCAACCACGACAAGCGCGGCACCAGCCCGAAGTACAAGGTTGACGAGAACGGCTGCTGGCTCTTCACTGGCTGGACCAACACCAAGGGCTACGGCATGATCCGTGATGGTGCTCGGATGCGAATCGCCCACCGTGTCTTCTACGAGCGGACCAAAGGTCCGATCCCCGAAGGGATGCAGCTAGATCATCTCTGCCGCGTCCCAGCATGCGTGAACCCGGCTCATCTTGAGCCGGTCACCAACACTCAGAATGCGCGGCGAGGACGAAAGCCGAAGCTGACGATCGAGCAGGTCCGAGAGATCCGGAGCCGCCCGAAGGTCTATGGCTCGACTCTCGCCCTCGCGCGCGAATTCGGTGTTCACACAGCGACAATCACAACCATCCGGAACCAGCCAGACAAAGTCTGGATAGACCCGGATGAATGATGATTACACGCGTGCAACTGGGATGTCGTCGTTGATGCCCGTAAACATCCCGTTGCGATTCGGGGCGATGCAGCACAAAATGGCATCCCAAACCATCCACGCCTGCCACGTACGAGCCTTTGTACCCAAGGACGCGCCGTCCTTGAGATACAGGATGGAGCCCTTACCGTCGGGCGCCTCGAGCCAGTCCGGAGGGCCGAGCTGCGCCCACGCGAACGAGCTCTTGTTCAGCAGGAACCCCGTACCGTTCGGGCAGTCGACGTCGGCGAGCATCGGGATCGGCACGCCACCCGCACTCACCGGGATCGCTCCCGCGTACCCACCTTCGGGCTTCGTGACGTTCCCGTCATTCCAGCGCTTCTGCGACGCGTACGTGTTCGCGAGCCGGCGCTGACCACCGAGGGTCAGCATCCCGAGATCGGGGGTCTTGCCGCCACGCTGACGGATCTGCTGCGCCAACGCCATGATCCCGTCCTCTGACGGGTTCGCCTGACCGAAAGCCTTGACGTTGGAATCCCAGAACGGGTTGGTTGAACTGTTGATCTGATGCAACGTCCGGCCGGTGTTGCAGATGTTCCGCAGCCCGTCGGACTCTTGGGAACGGTCACCACTGATGTACACGCCGTACAGGTTCGACGTAGCACCCGCCGTCGTGGTACCGATCGTGAGGGTCGCGTTCGCCTGCGTCGCCGAATTCGCAGCACCCGTGAACGAGACCGCCGTGACCAGAGTCGCCACGACACCATTCGTGGTCGCACCAGTCGTCTTGACGAGAATGTCGACCGTATCGCCCACGGCGATGAACTGGCCCGAATCGACCGTGATCGACGTACCGCCACCAGGCGTACCCGTGACCGTCGCGAGCAGACCATCACCGGTGCCGTACGCGATCCTGGTGACGTCCTTGCGCATGTCCGTCAGCGCAAGGTCCATTTCAAACGTCAGGGTCCGCACGAACGAGCCCTCGTCGGACTTGGACTGCTTGATCGCCTGGTCAGACAGCTCGATGCCGGTGTCGAAATATTTCATTCCGACGATGCCGTCCATCGTGCCCTGCGTCCCCGCGGTAGCGAGCTGGCCACCATCGGTGGGGGAGCCACGCCCGCGGTTACGGGAGCTATGGACCGGGAAGATCAACTGTCGACCAAACCCGCTGAACGTACCCAGCTGGTTCGCGTCGGTCTTCTCGAGAATGTCCAGGATCTGTGTTTCCTGGTTGAGCTGCTCGACCCAAGGGCCGCGATACACGTTCTTCAGTAGGGCGTCAACGCCCGTGAGATTCTGGGTCGCCATAGTGGCGGGCCTCCTGGTATGTCAGGGTTATTGGGAAGCCCGCATCCCGTTTACGCGCGGTTGCTGTGCTGCAGAAACTCGATCGCGGCGTTCTTGACTCCGGGATCGTCGATCCGCTTGTACTGTTCCGGCGTTACTAACGGGACACCACCTGATTCCGCCGGCTTGGGCGCGTCCACCTTGGCTTGCAACGCCGACTTCTCGACGTCGTTACGCCACCGCTGCAGATCCTCATACGCTCTAGGGATCGCGTTCATCGGGTCTGACTCGATGTACGCGCCCGCGAGCGTGTTGATGAGCTGCTTGGTTTGATCGTCAAACGCACCGTGCTTCTCTTCAAGCCCAGTGACCTGACCATCGATGAACCGGGCGGCGTCAGCCTCCCGTGCCTGCTGGTCCTGCTGATCGAAACGGGTGGAAAACTGCTCCAACTGCTGCGACAGAGGGCCTAGCCGTTGCTCCAACAGCTGCTCTAGCTGCTGCTGGTTAGGGTCCTGGAAGCCGTACTCGTCAGCGGCAGCGGCCTGAGCTTCCTCAGCCTGTTTCGGGGTCAACCCATTCTGGGCTGCATACCCGTCCCACCACTGCTGCATGACCTGCGGATCTTCCATCGCCTGACGGAACTGCACCAGCCACGCAACCTCGTCCGAACTCAGCGAGTTGACGCCCGTGTCTGCGAGCGGTTCCCACTGCTTACGAAACTCGGCAGCGTCCTGGAACTTACGGGTGGTATTGGCATCGAAGGCTTTGAAAGCCGCCTCAGCCTCGTCCCGTGCTTCTTCTGGGATGCGGTCCAAGTACTCCTGGTAAGGAGCACCTTGATTGCCTCCGTCGCCCTGGCCTTCAGGATCGGGCTGTGCGACATCGGGTACTTCGGGATCAGCGAAAAACACCGATCTCTCCTTTGCTTATGACGCTGTTGCCGTACGCGGCTGTTGCCCTTGGGCTCCTGGCCGCGGCTCCTGGCGTCGAGTGGTTGCTACTGGGGTGCTAACTCTTCGTAAGGGTCCTACGCTTTACCGACCGCTGCGGAAGTTCATACCCACCACCTCCTATTTGCTGTCGGCAGATTCACGGGCCGCGCGCTTCAACCGCTGCGCTTTCTTCTCGGCCTCGTTCAAATTCTTCGGTTCCGGCTCTGAGTCCTCAGCGTCAACATCCTTACGCTGAGCGGCCTTGAGCTTGTCCAACGTCGACTGCATCTCAGCGATGAGAGCATCGACGTCTTTGTCCTCCGGGCTCTCGGCCATCAGGACGCCTCGGCCGCAGCGGCGATCCGGTCAAAGCGAACCTGATCCACCACGGACGCCGGGATGGTGACCACGACCCTCGCGGACTGATGCGCAAGCACGTCGCCCGCGTCGATCTTCTCACAAAGATCGTCGAACGCGCCCTTGCATTCCAGCATGAACCGGACGTACGCGTCGGTGTACTCAGTCATCACCGACCGCCACTGCGATCCGACGGTCTCACATCCGAGTAGTTGACCTCGAGCAGCAGGTTGTCCGCGTCCCGTGTCCGGATGATGATCACCGTCGGATAGCCAGTCGTCTTGTCATGCGACACCGTTGAGACATACGCGCCGAACCGGCCGACGTACGAGCCGCTGACAACGTCAACCCACGACCCCAGGAGCGCATCATCATCGTTCCGGGTCGTGAAGTTGTCCACGATCACCGGAGCGGCGCCGGCAGCTGCGACAGCGGCAGGCTGTTGCGCGACGATCGCCTCTGCGAGATACGCTTTCGTGGCGCTCGCCGGCACGTCAGCACCGACGACATCCGCGGCGGTCACGAGCTCGTCCTTCTTGAAATCGGCCACGAGCTGCGCAGGGTCCTGCGGCGCCGTGTCAGCGACCGGTGCCGCAACGGCCTGCGGTTCGGGTGCGGCTGCGGTCGCCACGGTGGGCTCGGGCGCAGGCGCGAGGCCGGCGGGATCGGGCTGAACATTCTCATCGGCCATTGGGTGCTCCTGACGGTTGCGATTTCGATGGTTGAGGCTGCGGCTTGCTCAACTGCGTCAGCCGCGTCTGATGCTGCTCCTCGGACTGCCGAAGAGCCTGGTTATGCTGGTCCTGGGCCTGCTGCATCTTCTGCTGATGAAGTTCTTCCTGCTGACGCTGCGACTGCTCCGCACCGGCGGCCTGGTAGCCCTGCTGCTGACTCGCGCCTGCCTGCTGCTGCTGTTGCTGAGCCATCTGGCCCTGCTGAGCAACCTGGGCCTGCTGAGCCTGTTGTTGCTGCTGCGCCTGCGCCGCCTCGGGAGGTGGCTGGCCCTGCGCTTGAGCTTGTAGCGCCATTGCCTGCTGCTGGGTCTGGCTCAACCGAGCTCGGTGAGCAGCGACATGCGTTTCGATGTTCTGCTTGATCTGCGGGCTGAACGTCGCGTACCGAGCCTGACGCTGAAAACTCTCATGACCATCGATGTGTCCCTGATCGTCGTCATAGTCGTTGATCGGTAGATCAGCGCCCAGTGACATCAGCGAGTCTTCGCGGTTGACCTGATCCTCAGTGTCGGAGTACTCCTGTACCAGACGTTCCGTCGCGCCCATCCCGGAATCCCGGAGGAACTGCGAAAGCTTCCGGCCTTGCGGCGGGTTGCCGGACTGGACGAAGAACGTCATCCAGTCCTGGATCATTGCCTGCTTCGCGGCCTTGGACTGCGGGAACGCCGAACCGGCCTGAACCTCGACGGTCGTGTTGCCTTTCAGCATCGCGCCTTTGAAATCGAAGATCTCCCACGCGTCGTCACCGCCGCCGATCTTGATGGTGCGCGCGTCGGTGTAGAAGTTCGCGACGAGCTTCAGGATCTTCTCGCCGAACCGGCCGATCTGCTCCTCGTAATCCTGCATCGCCAAGCCAAGCCGCGTGTCGTCGGCCTCCTGTAGCAGCGTGATCGCCGATGCCGCGGTCACGCCCGGGGGGACGTTCGCATTCGTGACCTCGTGCTGCCCGGAGATATCCTCGATCGCCTGTCCGATCAGCGTGACCTCGTTGCTCACATACTCCGGAAGCTGAGGCGCCTCGAGATACCGAATCAGCGCGTTCGGGCTGCCGATGTCGTCGTAGAAGTACACGCCGCCGGGCGCCGACGAGGCATCCAGGAACTTCTCGGGGTCCTGGACAGCCTGCTTCGACGCCAGCAACGTCGGGTTGCCAACACGGTTGCGGTTCTCCGCCATCTGCGATCTGACCTTGTTCAGCTCCGTCTGCGGACCCCTGAGCAACTCCACCACGCTCATCGGCCACAACCGGCCCGGAACAGGCACGCCCGTCAGCATCACGTACGGCATCGGGTCGAACGGATGATTGTCCGTCTCCAAGACCCGGCCTTGAGACCACACCATCCGGCAGCCGTGCGGATGCTTCGACGAAGGCTTAGACCAATACTCACGGACGCGAACGCCCTTGTAACCGCCGCTGGCGCCCTGTACCGCGCTCGACCCGATCATCCTCGCCTCAACCAGACCGGGGTTCGCGGCCGTGTCAGCCTTCAGCTTCACGCCGAACCGGCGGAGCACATACTCCTGGCTCTTGATCGACTCTTCGATCGCCCACTCCGCGTCGGGGAAACTGTCGCAAATCGGGTCGATGAACATCTGGAACGGCGAGCGAACCTCGACCCGCACGTCGCCCTTCGCGACCTGCTTGGCCTGCACCTGCGTTTGAAGCTGCTGAGAGAGAGAATCAGCGAGCGTCTTGTCCCCACGCCGCGCCTTGCCCTGATCGTCCGTCAGCACCTTCCCGTCGGGCCCCACCAGCACGTTCTGGGGATCACCGATCGTTGAGTCCCAATAGCACTTCAGGAACCCGGCTGAGCAGATCCGTGACCACTCGAGCGCCTTCAACGACTGCTCGTGCATCTTGAGATGGCGCCACATGAACCGCATCACGCGCTCCGCGAGCTCGGCAGCGTTGGCGTCCTCCTCCTCACCGGTGTTCGGGGTGCAGGTGAACACCGGACGGTTCTTCGTCATCTTCGCGAGCTCAGTCCGAACCGTGCCGGCGATGCGGTTCTCGACAACCGTGATCCGGTTGCCCGCCAGGACCGGCTTATGCAACCGATCGCCAGCCCATGACACCCACTGCTGCCCCTGGAAGAAGGCAAGGTCGAGGAACCAGCCGGGCTCGAGCAGCCGCTTCGCTGAACGGGCCTGCTTGAACAGATCGTCGAGATCTTTCGTGACGGGATCGGTTTCAGCCATCGTCGTCCGTCAACCCGTAGTCATCGTCGATGACGAGCTCGCCGACCTTGTTCCACTCGTCCGGCTCTCTCTCGGGAAGCTCGAAGTCCGCGGTCTCCCGGATCGGCAGACGATCCGGAGCTTGAACGCGGTCAGCCATCGTCTGCAACGTCCGCTCGTACGCGTCGGCACGGTCGGAGCGTTCCTGTGCGTTGGACCGCTCGAGGCTGTAGATGAGCGCGATGAGCGTCACGATGATGATCGCCTCAGCGATAACGGCATAGATCACTGAACGATCACCAGTCCTTTCAAAAGTCGTCGCTACGCCACGAGCAGGCAGCGACGACGTCGCACGGGCAGGCTCGTCGTCAACGCGAGCGTTCCGCTCTTGGCGCTCTCGCCTCCGCCGTTCACAGCCGTCACCGCGAACTGGGTCACGCCGGGATACCAGAGCGTGTACTGAGGGAACTGGCTTTCCGCGATCAGGGTGTAGGTCGGGCCGGCGGTGACGGAGTACACGTTGTAGTAGGACGCGAGCGCCTGGTCGCCCCAGGTGAGATTCGCGTAGTCGGCCGTGAGAACACCACCGAGGCTGGCTGGAGCCGAGAGCAACGGCTGGCTCGCATATGCCGGGTTGGCTAGGTTCGGGTCGATCTGCTCAAAGTTGGCCCACGGGAAGCCGTACAGATTCCCGCCCGCGGTCCCGTATGAGCTGCCGCCTTGGAAGATGCCGCCTGAGCCAGTCCCGCCGGACGAGTCCGCGGTGTAGGCGTTGTAGCCACCGACCGCAGCGAGCTGCGAGTAGTTCTCGGCCTCGAACACGTTGTCGTAGCCCGTCGAATCGGTGATGATCAGCCCGTACTGTTGGCATGCCGTCGCGATCGCCCGACCTGCGGCATAGGGCATCGCGGCGATCAGTGCTGTGGTTGCCGAATCCTGTTTGAGCCGAAGCCACATGCCCTCTGACAGCGTGTAGGCCGACGTGCTGCCGTCTGTGCGCTGCGCGGGCCACGCGAAAACCTGATTGGCGTACGTGGTGGTGCAGGACACTGCATGCGGGATCGGGACGCTGCTGAAGACAGCGTTCTGTAGCTCGGAGATGAGAATGTTGCCGTATATCCCCGGGATACCGGTGGCACGCGGACCCCTGAATGTCCCGTCTGGCGTGTAGAAGCCCGGGTCGAGACTGTTCTGAGTGCTCTTTCTGCCGTAAACGAGCTGATACCCGAGGCCAGACGCAGGAGTTACCGCGAGCCCCACGGTGGCGGAAGCGGTGGCGTTGTGGCTGAGCACAACCTTTGTCCCGTCCCATGGTGTGAGAACGGTCGTGCTCGCTGGAATGCCAGCCCCGGCGACCGCTGCTCCGCTTGTGAACACAGCCGGATTGGTGGTCTGATCCAGCGCCAGGTTCGGCGACGTGTTAGTAGTAGTCCCAATCGCCTGGTAGCCCAATGCGGTGCTGAACACGCCGAAGTCCCACGCCTCGTCAGTGTCGGGACATACGATCAGGGTGTGCCCGTCGCTTCCGGCTGCGGGCCCAAAGGCAGCCGCGTTCCCAGTCCCCAAATACGGGATCGGGACGTCGGCGAACACAGCGTTCAGCTCCGGATCAACAGTCGAGTCATACCGCGCGTTCGTGACCGGGCGACAGTTCGCGGGGTTCTTACGGTAGCTGCCAGACACCACGTACACCGCAGTGTCGAACTGGTAGTAGTTGATGACCGGCGTATTCGTGCCCGAGTTGGTGTTGAGGTTCGCTGACGCCGTGGCGCTCGTCGCCGCGATCGACGTGCCATTCGTCGCGCCGCGGTTGAAGGGGCCGTTGCGATGCCCGACCGACTTCGGATAGCTGATCGGCCCCGTGTAGCCCGCTTGAGAATGCAGCCGGCGAGCCTCGGGTAGCGTTAGTGCGTGTCCGATCAGGATGCCCACGTCGTCGAGGAAGCAGTCCGCCGACTTGTAGGACGCGAGAGTACCGGCCGCGCTGGCGTCGCTGGACCCAATTGCAAAATAGTCGTTACTGCCGCCCTGGGTAATCGCGCTCGTGTTCGCCGCCACTTGGAACCGACTTGTCCAGTCCCCGCAATAAACCGTTATGATCCCAGTGGAATGCGTGTACGCAACCGCGAGCATGTGACAGCCCCACTGAGTGATGAACCCCGCTGGGGTCTGGAACTCGTGGGTGCCGGTCCGGTCGGTACCGAAGTTGACTGAGACGGCACCGTTGGTCTCCTGGGCGATCGTGAGATTGTGTTGACTCAGGGTCGCGCAAAGTAGATGTCCCTGACTCATGTCGATCGGCTTGTAGCCGCCGAGGATGATCGTCCAGTCAGCACCGACGTAGGACGGGTGCGCGTAGTAGCCGGACCCTATGGCGGTATCCCACGCCTGCCCGAGCCACACTCCGCTGGTCTTGCGGTGCTGGTTCAGCAGTGTCCCCTGCTCGTACCAGCCGCCGGGGTATTCACCGCTCATCGGCCCCGGACTGAAGTTCTGGGGACGAGCGGTGTTGCCGTTCCCGGACGAGTCCGCGAAGCCGTTGTCCTCCAGCTTGTAGTACGCCCACACGCCGGGCAGGCTCATCGCGTACGCGGCGAAATCGCAGACCATCAGCAAGGCTGGACGATCATAATCGCCCCGCCGACGCTGCCGAACGTGTCCGTGCCAGCGTATAGGTTGCCTCCGGTTGTGCTGCCCCCCGCGGCGAACTTGTATGTGTGGCTGCCACCAGTGATGCCCGTGAGATAGAACTCGGCGGCATCGCGGAGGGGGAGGGTGGCGCCGTTCGATACGCGCTGATACGCAAGGTCCGTGGCGCCCTCGCGCAGCCCAAAGTAGAAGATGTTACTGAGGCTGTTTGGGCAGAAAGCCGCAGCAACCGTCACCAGCACCTTCCCCGATGCGGGGGCTGTGAACGTGACCGCAAGGTTGGTGGCGTCCACGTCCGCGCCCGAAGCCCCGATCGTGTAGGTCGCGGTGCTGCCCGGCGTGTACTCCAAGACCGTAGGCACGCTACCGCCGCCGCCGCCGCCCGCGGACTGCCCAACGATCGTCGTCCCGTTGTTCGCGCTCCCGACAACGATCAGGTTCGTATGCCCAGCCGTCGTGTCCCACGTCGGCGCAGTACCGGACGGCTCCCACACCACGCCTGCCAGCGTGATCGTCCAGCCGCCAGTCCCGTCCTGGGTGGCGTAGATCACCGGCTCCGTCTCAACCGTCCCCGAAGGCCAGTTGATGTACGTGAAGGTCGTATTGCCGGTCATCGTGCAGGAGAACACGACGCCCTGGGAAAGATCGACGTTCACCGCGCCGGAGACGTTCCCGAGAGCTACGACTGGAGCCCCACTCCCACCACCACCACCTCCGCCGCCCTCAGCCACGACAACCATACGGCCGTCAGCGTCGCGAACATCGCCGCCCGAAATGTATTCGCCGGCACTCAAAGTCATGCTGTCACCGCGCCCGTATCAAGCACCACTACGCAGCGCCCGTCCGCGTCACGCTTCTGGCCTCCCGAGTGAAACTCGCCGCCAGCACTAGCGTCAATCAACACGACGCGACGCCCGTCAGCGTCGCGTACCTGACCACCCGAAATGTATTCGCCGGCGCTCAAGGCCATTTCATCCTCCCGCGACGAGTTGCCGCAATCGATGGTTCTCGTCCTTCAGCTCGTCACGCTCACGCATCAACATCCGGTTGAGCACCAAATGCCGCTGATGCAAACCCGCCTTGTAATCCAACGTCTCGGCAGCCTCGCGGACACATGCTTCGCAGAGGTGGAGCTCGTCGATCGAATCGATGACCGCGCCGGAACCTTCCTCGACGATCGCGCCGCGGTCAATCGCGGCGTCCATGTCCACAAACCGGACGCTCGGGTCCGCGGAACACAAGCACGCCGCGCACCGCGTCGGCTGAGGATCACTGATCCGAGCGCGGCTGACGCGCTCCGCGATGATGCTCATAGAGGACCTCCTAGCGGGTGCAGGTCGAGACGGTACGCCGCCGGAGGCAACGGCCGCGCCACTGCACCCAGCAGATCGTGACGAGATCCTGATGATCGTCGTCGCGGAAGTGGTTGCCATAACCACCGGCCTGCACACCAACGCCAGGTACTTCGGCGGCGTAGGTGGAGCGCATGGGAATGGGGAACAGCTTGCTGAGCAGGTAACGCATATGGTCCCCTTTCAGGGATAGGAATCAAACGAACTGGCCGGGCCCGAAGCCGCTATCGCGCACCGGGGGCCTGTGAAGCCGCTTGAGGTGATGCCTCAAGATCCTGTCCTTCTGAGTATCGGACTCCCGCGGCATGTCCTTATCCGGCGCGAGGGGGCGTTGCATCACGACATACCGGAGCGCGTCCAAGAGATGGTCGTCCTTCTTGACGGGGCGTTCCGCCGGCGCGTTCTCCGATCGCTTGGAATCCTTCTGCCACCGGTACTTCTTCAACTCGCCCCTCAGCTCCACGCACCTCGAGCTGATCAACAGTCGTGGAGGTGCAGCCTCGAACCTTTGCCGAATACGGTTGATCCCGGCACGCACATCATTCTGGCCCGGGAACGCCACTATCCCGCAGTCCACATACTCCTGCTGATCCGACCGGCCAGTCTGCTGATTCCGGTTACGCGCCGCCGGATCGATCACCGTCCACGCCGGCGACATCTTCCACCGCTCGCGCTTCAACTTGATCTGCTTCGACACGTCCCGGACCGTCTTGCCCTGGACAGCAAGCTCGTCATACACCACAAGACGATCCTCGCTATCGAGGTAGCAGAACACGACAGCGGCCATATGCCGCATCCCCGGGTCCAATCCCTCGAAACACTCGACGCCCTCCGGCAACTCATCCTCGTCGGGGACGACATGATTGAACGTCGAAAAGTTCGGATAGATCAACCCGGCGAAACTCACGAACCGGCCGCTCTTACGAGCCTGACGCTCCTCGTGAGACAGCCCCTGCAAGGCGATCTTCTTGCCCTCCTCCGACAAATGCGGGTTGTCGTCCATATCAACAACCACCACGCGCACATCGTCGTCCTCGAGACGATCGTTCTCCCACGGCTCGAAAAACTCGTCGTAGATCCACGACATCCCCTGCAACGGCGTCATCGTGAACAACACCTCGCCACCAAAGTCAATGAGACGCATCAGACATTCCGAGTAGATGTCCTGGCGCGGCTCCTCATCGAACAGGCACCAATGCAACGCCGTACCGCCAAACTTGTCCAAATCCTGATCGTTCGACATGAACTGCATCCAAGACCCGCACTTGAACCTGAGGATTCGCTGGACCTTGTCAAACGCCCGGTCCACGCTCCCGCCCTTCAGCGCCGCCGGGGGACACCAATCCCGCACCTTCTGGAGAACCACGCCCTCCATCGTCGACGTGAGATCCGGCGTGACGACACGGCCAAAACACGGATCATCGAAACCCCAACGCTTGAACGGCACCAAATGCTCCGGCACGAACTCCGGCGGCAAACACTGCAACATCCCATAACAAATCCCCGACGTCGTCTTCCCGCTCCGGTTGCCGCCAAGAAACAACCGCGCTCGAGGATGCGGCGGCCCCATGAACACCACCTGCTTCTCATGTGGACTAAACCCCAGCAACGGATTCCGCTTGAACTCCTGCTCGACCAACCTAAGTTGATCCCTGACCAACTCCCGCTCCGCCGCAGGCAAAGCAGCAAGAACATCCGGATCGACTCGCAGACCCGCCTGAGAGAGGCTCACGACCGGAGTCCCATCGTCCCGAGGGGCTTACCCATCCGACGGCGCTGAACGGACGCCTGCCTGGATCGCCCGGTTGCGAGCGTTCATCCAGGCCAAGCGCTCCTGCGCCGCACGACTCTCAGGCTTGCCGCCTCGCGGCGCAGACGGATAAGAATCGAGCCCGACCACAACGTTGCTACGGCGACTCAGCGCCTCCAGCCACCGGGCCTGCTCATCAGACGGCTCAGACACTCCGCGCTCGAACCGAGCGACCGTCGACTGCGGCACCTTCAACCAGTCGGCCAACTCCCGCTGAGACTTCCCAGCAGCCTCTCTAACGGCCTTCACGTCCATGAGTCAGAACCTCCGGTATTTGAGTCAGACTTGAGTCAGGCGGCCTCACGAGGACGCCCCAAATGCGTCCGGCTACGGGGGCCCTCCCTACGCGAAAACTTCGAACTCGTCGCCTACCCCTACCTTGCAGCCCGGGTATGCAGCTGTGCAGCGCGCGTTTGCCGCGATGCCAGGCCGCGATGCTTGATGCCGTGCCGCCTTATGCCATATGCATGCTGGGCATTGATGATGCATGGCGCTGCCTACTGTGTACGCAGCCGACCGGCTACGTACAAGCATGCTGTTCGCTTGCCACACGTAAGCGGTACTGCGCCGTACCTGGAGTACTAGCGGCCGTTGTCAGCGTCCGTGTTTGCTGGTGTTTCGGTTGTGCTTGGTGCGCGTTGGTAGGTGTCTGGTAGCCACGACAGGACGTATTGAGTGATGTTCTGGCCGTTCTGCTTGGCGTTGTAGACGATGCTGTCGAGCGTTTCAGCAGGAACGCGCATGTTGACGTTCTGTCCTGATGCCATTCGCTGGATCTCCGTGACGTATGGGTTGCGTGTGGTTCTCGCAACGGCTCTAATGGACTGAGGACGCGTCGGATCTGGCTAGAACACTGGCATTTCGTGCTGAAACGACGATTCTGCTGCTCGAGCGCGCTACTTGACCGCTGGCAACGATGCCGTGCGACGCTTAGAACGTCTCGTCTTGCCGAGTGCTGCACCGATTGCTGATCTTCGCCACGTCAATCCACCGCGAATCGTTGGGACGCCGGACGTGTTCAACGCCGTGCAGATCTGGTCGTAGCTGAAGCCGAGCTCGTGCATGTTGCGGATCTGAGCGACGATCACCGGATTATCCGAAACGCTGCCTTGGTTGATTGGCTGTCCTTGTCTGCGCTTCTCAGCCAACGCGTTCCTGGTGTTCTCAGCGATCACACGGCGCTGCCATTGAGCTAGCGCGGCCATCATATGAGCGATCAGCTCACCAGCTGGCGTGCTCGTATCCAAATCGAAATCGAGGACCACAAGGATCTTGTCGGCGTCTTTGAACCACTCGACAAGCTGGACGAAATCGCCGATTGATCTCGTAAGGCGATCCAGGCGCGTCACGACCAGGCCATCAGCTTCACCGCCTGCTAGGCGTCGGAGGGTGTGTTGCAGCCCATCACGACTGAGATCCTTCCCAGATCCTTGCTCTCTGGCTATCTCGAGGACGTGCCATTCCTTACCAGCAGCGTGATAACGAATCTGGTAATCCTGAGCATCCAGCGATTTACCAGATTCCTCCTGATCAGCGGTGGACACGCGGCAGTACCCTAGGACTTTCATGCTGCAGTTTCCCATGGCTGCTTGACTCGCGCCGGCAACTCGCTCACAGCCAGCTCACGCTCGCAACACGAGCCGCAGATACAGCCGTTCGCGTAGCCATGGCAGAGCTCTGGTCCATCAAGATCGCCGAGGCCGAGTAGTAGGCCGAGAACACGATCGTTGACGCTGAGCATCAAATCCTCCAGGATCGTGTAGGCGCGCTGTGCGCGAAGCCTACCCGGTACTTTACAGCATGGCTGCGGACGGAAATCATGCAGCATCGCGATACGCCTTCCGGACCTGATGAATGTATTGCCGACTCACGCCAAACATCCGCACCAAATCGCGCGGCGGTAGATCTGTCTCAGCTATCCAGCGTTTCCACTGTGGATCGTTCAGCGCCGGTGGTTGTCCTGCGGGGATCGGTGTTCGCTTCCAAGCCTCCAACGTCGCCATGGCCTCAGCGAGCAGTTCCGTGACCGCACGCGCCGTGTGAGCGCGCCTCAGACGCCGATCGAAGTACTCCACCGACCTCAACGCGAACCCCTCAGCGAAATCGTCCTTCGCGACAATCCCACCAGACGGACGCTTCCCACCGATATCGTCGTCGGTGCTCTTGGCGTTGTTCTCGAGGTTCGCTGCCGAAACCTGGCTCAGCATCCCGATCTGCATGATCGCTTGACGTAACTCCGCGAGATCATCGCTCATATACGCTCCTTCCGTGGACTTGATTTCTGCTGGGAAGGGTCTCGCTGTTCTTCGCCGAGCACCCGAAAACACCAGTGCTCACGGGCGATTACAGGATCATGCTCGGAAGCTTTCACGAGCATGTCTCCAGCAGGGCGTTGAAACGGCGATACCACATGCCGTCATCCAGGTTGCCGTCCTCAGCAGCAATCTCGCGCAGCCCCTCAAGCACAACGCGCACAGCCGCGTCTGCCGCCGCCTCGACGTACGGCTCCGGGTCGGTGTCGGCCTGCCCTACATGGTCCTGAGAGGCATACCAGCGATCAACGGCCGCTCGGCGCCATTCGCTGCTTTGCTCAGGTTCGCGCATCAGTCCTGATCCTCGAGCAAGACCTGAGTCATCGTCGCAGTGAGCTGGTTCAGATCGTGATCAACGTAGATATCGCCGGTCGTCTGAATCGACGCATGACCAAGCAGCGCCTGAACAGCCTTCAGATTCCCCGTAGCATCAAGAACGCGCTGGCCGGCGGTATGCCGTGCTTTGTGAATCCGCTCGCCGCTCTCAACACCCTCCGAGACGATCCCTGCGGCCGCTAGGCGCCGGTACCACCACGTATGTATGCCATGACCGCCGATCGGCTTTGTTGGGTCCAGGAGCCGTTTCTTCTGGTTTCCGTTGTTTCGGGGCATCAGATAGTGCGATGCCTGCGCTTCAACGTCGAGGATGTGGCGCTCAAGATCCATCCAGAACTCGGGGTGGGGGATCGGCACATTCCGGACCTTGCTGCCCTTCGTGAAGATCGTCAGCGTCCGGCGCTGATGATCGAAATGCTTGAACTGGACAACCATCACCGCGCCACGACGCAACCCATAGTCCAAGAGGAGTCTGAGCGCGATCCGGTCGCGGAGTTCCTCGGCTTCCGCGACGATCGCTCGACGCTGATCACCCGAAAATGTGGTGCGATACACGCCGCGTTTCTTCGCAACCTCGATCGGCAGCGTCGGATCGCCGTGCATGTTCCCGCGGATGATCTGGAACTTGAAGAAATCCCGAATGATCGACAGATGCTTGTTGTACGTCGACGGGGCAGCGTCGCCCCACATCGAATCCAGATACTCCTCAATCCGGTTCGTACCGGCCGGGGGTTCGAACTCCGTGAGACTCTGAGCGTCCGGGAAGAACCTGGCGAACTTGTCAAGGCTGCTTTCCCAGTCACGCCGGCTGAGATCCGTCAGCCGCTTGCGTTTCACGCGCAAATACGCTTCGGCCTCTTGGCCCATCGGGAACAGCTGATAGCCCTTATTGCGGATGATCTCTCGGTTCGCTGCCGCGACCAAATCAGGTCGGGCGCGTAGAATCCGCGCAATCTCGTCGCTCGTCAAGCCCTCCGGTTCCCGTAGCGCGATCACGCGGCAACACCGCCCAGCGCTTGATCGCCAATCGGGTAGTCCCAGCCGAAGCGGGCGCGACGGCTGAACAGTTCGGCGTACGGCCCGGGGCTGACTTGCTCCACTAGGTCATAGAAAGCGTCGGGCTTGGCGCTGTGAGCGCCCCGCGGCCACTTGAACCACGTTGAGATCGGCTTGTCCTTCGGCACCATCGACTCGCCGCGAGTGGCGAAGATGCAACTCTCGGTGTTGTTCCTGAGGTAGTAACCCACCCCGGGCTGAGGCTTGCACCACGTCACGAGCGTGATCGGCCGGAAGCCCCACGCGATGACCACCTCGTGCGCCTCGCGCATCATGCCGTTGAGCGCCCAGCACCAGAGGTGCGCAGACTCGTCGGCCTGCTCCGCAACCGGCAGCGCAGCGATGTCGCTCAGCGTCATCGTGGGGTAGTGCTTGGTCGCGTCGGCCTTCGAGCCGCAGAGCACAATGCAGGGCTTGAGCTCTGCCGTCCGAACGTTCTCCATCACCCACGGCAGCCCTGACTGCTCGAGCAGCTCACGCGTCGGAGCGATCAGCGCAGGGTGGTCGCCCTGGTCGCCCCGCCAGGCCGTGACGTTGGCGTAGTGCTGACAGGGCGGCGAGGCGTGAATCGCGGCGAAGTCGTCGAGCGTCCAGTGGGCGATACCACCGCACTCAAGCGTCTCGATGGCGTCCGCCTGCCAGAACTCATCGCCGCAGTAGTTCGGCTGCGGCTCAATATCAACGCCGACCACATAGAAACCGGCGCGCTGATAGCCCTTGGCGCAGCCGCCGGCGCCGCAGAACAGGTCAAGCAGCCTGGGCCGTAGCGCGCTCACCGCTCTCGCGCCTCCCGTACCGGCGGCCAGATCAGATCGCAGAGCTTCCCGCCGGCCCAGAGCTGCGTCATCATCAGCACGTACGCCCAGCTCCAGGGGTTGAGGGCGACGGCGAGGGCCTGGCATGGGGTGGGCTGCTCAGCCATCAGAACTTATTCTGGATAGCGTCCGCCGCAGACGTTCCATGGCAGTGAGACGCTCAGTCGTGAACTCAGCATCACAAGCCACCTGCGCTGCTGCCTGGAGACGCGCGAGATCGCCGATGGTGTCTCCGAGGAGAGCTAGGCGCGTGTTGATGCTGTCGACGATCCGCTCGTGCTCGCTGACGGGCATGACATCAACAACTTCAGCGCCGGACTGCCACGTATGGACCACGCTGCCCTGAGGATTGACGTAGAGCGTCCAGCGTTGCTCAGCCATTAGAACCCGCTTGGCAGCCCTCGCGGTAGCACTTACCCGACCACTGGACCGCGAGCAACTTCTCCAAGTCGGCAGCCATCTCGATCACCGAATAGTCGCCCTCCTGGATGCGCCCCAAGCGCATGCTGACCCGAGCCCGCAAGGCACCCGCGCTCGTCGTCTGGTCTTTGAGGGATTCCAACTCGGACCGAAGCGCGCAGTTCTCAGCCAGCAGGCCCATACGCTCAGCCGCGTGGGAATCGAATCTAATGGGGTGCGCCGCGCACGGCCCGTCGTGGCCGTGCGGACGGCTACAGTGCCATCCGTATGGCGGGCGATCGCAACTCATCGCTTGCATCTAGTCCTCATCCTCTCTCGGCACGGCCCTTAGGTGCAGCGACCGACTACCTCCACACCCGAAGCCGTTCTGCTCCATCTGTAGGCACAGCAGCTCACGCTCAGACAACGACTCCGGCGAGAGGATCTGCTTCAACCGGATCGCATCCATCCGAGCACGCATCCCTTTCACGTCGACCTCAGTGGGGACGTCGAAGACGACCGGCTGCGTCATAGGGTCTCCCCATCCGCGTCCTTTACTGGGGCGCCGTCATACCAACAGGAGAAGTGAGCCCAGGCGTTCTTGGTCCGCGCCTGCACGGCCTTCGTCCCCTTGATCGCCTGCTCACAGAAGAAGCAGACGCGCTCGGGTTCGCTGACGGGCATGACCTCGACAACCTCTACGTCGGACTTCAGCATTCTTCGTCCTCTCTCAGCAGAACCTCGAGTTCACGAGAGCCACCGAGAGCATGCTCGGCGAATGCGCTCGCACAGTCCCAACAGACCCAGAGATACCCGCTACCGGCGCGGGCGGCCTCGCAGACACGCTCCTCGCAGCACCAGGCGCACTCGTGAATCGTCTGGTCAGTCATGCCGCCAGCTCGTCAAGCTCCGGATACAAGTCCCCGATCGCAAAGATCGACCGGCCGTCAACCTCGACAGTCCGGTTCGCGTTCATCAACGCCCTGTCCACCACGTCAAACGCCACCGACGGCTGAGTGCCGTAGCGAAAATACTGTGATCGGCGGGGCTCTACACCCAACGCCAAAGCCGTTCCCGTCGGACCAAGCCGGGACGCTTTCTCGTACGCCTCGAGGTACCGGCCGAACGGCGCGGACGGCAAACGCTTCAGCAAACTAGACGCAGTCATCGTTCTCCTCCTGATCGGGATCGGGTCTCAGACCCATGACCGCAAGCCTCACGCCGTTCGGCGCGTCCTCGTCCATCCGCTTGAACACCCAGTCAAAGACCTGTTCGGCTTGGCTCGCGGTCTCGGCTTCGAACGCGACCGCGAGTTCCCACATTCCGGTCATGCCGCCACGTTCCAGCTAGCCGCCTGAACCATCTTCCGGCCAGCCCACGCAATCGCGCATGCGTCGGCCTCATCCTGCGACGCCACACTGATGCCCTTCGCGTCAACCCACGCGCGAACGTGCTCCTTGCCCGCGGTCATGTGAGAGGCCTCCTGGCCCGTTTGGCGGCATGATGGAGTTCTCCAGGGATGACAGGCGGAGCAGAATTCGGGGCTATCGCTATCGCCAGCTCGTCGATAGAAGAAGCCTTGATGCGGTCATCGAGCGGCGACCCATCAAGGACTTCCTCCGCGGGCATCTCACCGACGAAGCCACCCGCGTAGAGGAGCCCGAGTCGCTCGCCGTACTCGAAGGTCTGGTCGCACAGCCCGGTCGCCGCCTTCAGGTCAGGCGCCGCGACAATGAACTGCATCTGGATACGAAACGGCTTCAGAACCTCCATGACCGTCATGCCCAAACCCCCAACAGAGCCCTTCTTGTCCTCGGCGTAGCAGTCAACATGCCACGAGCCCCTGCCATCTTGAACTGTGAGGCCGCCCCGCAGGCCACACCTTGGACACCGATAGGGATCGTAGATATCAGTCATCCCAACGCATCGCCTCACGGAGACTTTCAACCAGCACAAGGATGTTCACCGCTCGCTTCTTGCGATAGTCCAGAGCATCGAACTCGTCGAGGACGGCGACCACGCCAAGGACCTTCTGGCGCTCTGCATCGCAGTCACACGGCTGGACAGTGCCGAACTCCTGCGTGACCGACTCCGTGAGAGTTCGCGCAGCCACGCGCAGGTCCACGAGTTCCTCGGTTAGATCGTTGAACGTCAGATGATATTCGTCAGGCGTGTTCATGCCGCCACCTTCCTTACCGGCCATTCGGCCTCAGAGATCCACTGCAACTTTCCACGAGACGGCCACCACGCCAACAACGCGTCCGCGCCAGCCAGACGCGCCGCAAACGACAGCCGCTCGCGATCCGCCGGACCGAAATGCTCGTACGGACCCTGCGCAGTCGACTTCACCTCAATCAACCTCGAGCGGCTACCGGCACGCAACGCGACCACATCAGCCACGCCCAGCGACGCCGGCGCGCGGAACGCCAGCCAATCCTCGCTCAACAACTGGTTACGCACCGCGCGCTCCCTGTCGTGCCCGCGGCTCATGCCGCCAACCTTTCGAGAAGATCACGCATCTGATCCAAGCCGCCCTCGTGCGCAGCCTCGCGGACCCAATCCCCAATGTCGTGGCCGTCCACGCGACCCGGCTCGATGTCAACCATGCGCGCCTTCGGGATCTCCCGAGCCACTTTCACAGCCAACTCCCGGCCCTGCGGATCACAATCAGCGAGCACGATCACACGCCGGCCAGCCAGCCGGAACGCAAAGTCCGAACGCCACGAATTCGCGCCCGGCAAAGCAACCGCCTGATGACCGCACGACCACACCGCAACAGCGTCCGGCTCGCCCTCGACGAGGAACACCGGACGTGACCGGACCGTAACCTCCGGAGCCGGGAACAACAACCGCTTCGACCCCGGCAACGCCAACGACTTCGGACTACCACCAGGCAAATACCGCACCAGGCCGACGATCTTCAGCTTGGCATCCCGGATAGGGAACGTCACACGCTCGCCATCCCACCCCAAGCCACACCGGATGATCGCCGGGACCGTCCAACCCCTGACCTCCCACAACCGGTCAACGATCGCCGGTGACGCCAACAACCGCTCGCGCCACTTCTTGAGCTCGCGGTTACCCGGCACCTTCGCCTTCTCCGGCTTCGCGACCTCGAGAAACAAGCCGAACCGTTGCGCCAACGCCCGAGCCCTCGGCTCATCGATGTTGAGCGCCAAGGCAGCCTTGTACGCGTTCCCGGACGTCCCGCACCCATGGCAATGCCACAGGCCGGTGATCATGTTCAACACGCACGACTTCGACCGGTCCTCATGCGTGTGCGCCTCCGGGGCCGCGAAGCAGCGGATGCTGACATCGTCAGCGGCCGTCGGTGGGATCTCGATGCCGATCGCGTCGAAGAACCCACGGACGTCCGCCGTCGACTCCGACCGCAGCCAATCCATCTCAGCAACGCTCGCGCTCATCACGCAGCAACCGCCTGCTTGATCTTCACGCCATCCTCATCGCACTCGTACAGGACGGTGCAGGTCTTCGCTTTACACTTATCGGCGATAGCCGGGCTGGTAATCACAACGATGTCCGCAAGCTCCACCCGACACGCCACATACCGTGTGCCGCTGGCGTAGCGGTGTGCCAGGAACGGCCGCGGGCTGAAATGCAGACCGTAGCCGCAGCAGCCCTCGGTGGTCCAGTCGGCCGCAACAGGCTTCTCGCCTGGCTTGTAGCTGGTGCCGTGCCCTGACACGAAGTCATCGTTGAGGAGCTTGTAGAGCGTGACGCTCCCTCGCGCCGCCTTGATGCCGTAGAAGTCGCAGAACTCCTCGGCAGTCCCGACCGGCGGGATCTCGATCAGGACACCGCCGATGACCTTGGGGCCTTTCCCGTGCTTCTGGACGGCCACGAAGGGTGAGGCGCTGACCGTGGCCGAGTCGTAGGCGTGAATCGCGGCCGAGCCGTAGGCGCTGACCGTGGCCGAGTCGTAGGCGCTGACCGTGGCCGAGCCGTAGGCGTGAATCGCGGCGAAGTCGTAGGCGTGAATCGCGGCCGAGTCGTAGGCGTGAATCGCGGCGAAGT